GGATGACATTCGACCCCGATACACTAGACGCTAACACATCGAACTGCCTTGCAAAGGTCGCTCCTGTTGCACTCCAGTATTGGATGTAAGCCTTCTCGACCGCGTAGTTAAACTGCCCGATTGAAAGCCATCCGTATCCGTCGGCATAGACCGTGCGAGTCGTCGGGGTTGTTAGCATTCGATTCGTGTCGTTGACGATAACACCGCTCGGAAAGTACAGACCACCACTCCAAGTCGCAAGTTCTAACTGCTCCAAGTTTCCTGCGAAGGAAACATTTCCCGACACGGTGGTTACCGTTCCCGTGTACACGACTGGGGTGTTGCCGTATTCCTCCATGAAGTCGAGCCTGTACCCCGAATAGTACCCGGCGTGATCAACGAATCCCGTTTGGGTCAGCGTTGGCTTAGTCGGTGCAATCAGCGTTTCAACGACCTTGGCAACGTCAAAGAACCCGAAGTTGGTGGTGGGCAGTTTGTCGCACTTTAGCCGGGCAAGGGTCGTCCCTGCTGGGTTCTTGACATCGCAGACGTACCTGTAATTTGGTTGTGCAATCAGCGAACCGCTGACCTTGAAGAGCATCTTGTTGTAAACGGGGGTTGCCACTTGGGGTGACCCTGAAAGGACGGTTGTTGCCATTTTATAGTTTGGTTGCTACGCTTATGGATTTGCCAAGGGTTTCAGCGATTGTGTTCACCAAAACGTCTATCATTTCGGGGGATAGGGCGTTAGACATGAAGTTCGTGGCCCGTGTTCCTCGCTGGAATACCCAATAGGCTACCGACCTACCATCCACCAATCCCTGTTCCTGCTTGGTCCGCATCCGCTTGAGTTCACGGGAATAGGTTGGCACAACTGCTTTTTCCTTGTTGGCTATCCAATCGGCCATGGCTTGGGCAGGTGGGTACTTGTCCTTGTATTGGAATGGCGACCTTGGAGCCTTTACGCTTGATGTTTTGCCTCGCACCCCTTGGTCAACGTACTTCCAATAGGGGTTGGCCATGATAGCCACGACGATTTGCTTTGCCGATAGTTCGATGTCTTCGGGTGCGATGGATGCCGATAGCGTTCCCCCTGCGTTGGCGTTGGCTGCTTCGAGGTTTTTCTTCGCAAGTTCGATGACCCGTTCAATCCACTTGACCAGCACGTCATAGGTTGGCGACTTGCCTCCACCCTTGGGGCCAACGACTGAACCAATGCCCTCCAAGGCGGTTTGGTCGATGCCCTTCATCGAACCGCTGCCGAACTTACCTACGGGTTGGCCATTCGCAAGTATGGTTGTTTCCATGTGGGTAAATGTCCCCCGTGCTGGAATGTGTAGTCAGGACAGGATTCGAACCTGTGCGAGTACACGCCCTTTTAATTAACGGTTGTACCCTACGTATAGCGTCTACCATTCCGCCACCTGACTAATGCAAATATACTACTTTCTTCTTGCTCTTTCCGCTTCCATCCTCTCCGCTTCCAAAATGTCGTGAATCAGGAGGGCGTAGTTCAAGAACTCTACCGCCTTCATTGCGAAGATGGCATCGAATTTCAGTACGTCTTTGTTGGCCATCCTCCACACGACCATCAGCCAACCGTAGCCAGCGAGAGGGCTTACGTCAGCCCCTCGGCCTTCGTCATCAGGTGCTTGGAATAGTCGCTCAAAACTTTCAAGTAGGACTCTGAACTTAGCAAAAAAAAACTGACAACGCCCCAAACGTCCCCAACCTTGGCGTACTTCTTCATGAGTTCGGCTCGCTCGGCATGGGCAGCCCCGTCGTACTTTTTCGGAAAGAATCCGAATAGACCACCCTCCCTGCACAAGGTCGCCATGATTCGGTGGAGGTTTTGGAGCAGTTGTTTTTCGTCGGTCGTGTTTGCGTCCATTAACTCTATCAACTGACCTGCCGTCAACTCGTCCGTGAACACCGTCGGAATCCACCACTTGCCCCCGGCTTTGAACTTTCGCTTGTAACCCAACGCAGGCAATGCGTTCCACTCGCTGATAATAGCCTTGTAACGCTTTAGGACGCTCTTGGCGGGCATTTCTCGAACGATTGATATATCGACCCCCTCAACGATTGCGACGACCCCTGCACGCTTGTCGTAGTCCCCAAGGACGCTGCTGAACTCAATGGCTCCGATGCGCTGGAACTGGTCAATGGTCAGGTCTTGGAGTTTCATAGTTTCAGGAAGGTTTTGTAGGACGATGCCGACGATGCCGATGCAAGGTACTGGCTGAACTCCTTATCAGCCTTGCGTTCTTTCTCCGAGTAATACCAAGGAATGTGCCTCGCTGACTCAAGCAACGAAACCCCACCGATGAAGTACTCCTGCCGATTGTAAACGGCAAAGGTCGTGTCGATAGGCACGTCAACTCTTGCCGCCATGATGACCCTTGAGTTACGCTGACGAGTCGCCTCGTAGTTGTTGACGTGGGTATAGTACGACGACCTTGGAGGCACGTCATCCCATCGCAGCGACAGGCCGACCTTGCCTGCTTGGGGGAATTGTTGCAACCACTCCAAGCACATGGGAATCGTCCGCTTGCTGGTCTTGTAAAGGTCAAGGTCCGGGTCTGTAACCGCATAGTAAGGCTCGCCAAGTTTCTGCACCAAGCCCGAAGTCCATGGGGCTTGATGCCCCAAGTTTTCGCCAAGCATCACGACCTTGCAGGGGTTGGTGGCGTACCACTCCAGCAAAGGTTCGTAGGTTGAACCGTTGTCCACGATGTAGATGTCCCCAATCCCCTCCCACTTGCTCAAGTCCCTGACCATCGCCTTGGGCCACGTCAGCAGGTTGCGGTTGTTGATGATTACGGGGATGCCCATGGTTAGAACTTGTAAACGGCAATAAGGTCGTCGTATCGGCCCGATTCGCTAAGGTCTATGGCCTCAAAGATTGAATTGCTCGGTGCTACGGCTGACAGGTTCACGAACCAATCCTTGCTCTGCACGTCTTCAATCATTAAGACACCGCCTTGGTTCATTAATGGTGCATACAGGCTGACGACCTGCAACATGGAGTCTAAGGTGTGCGGGCCGTCGTCCAGCAGAAAGTCGATGCCGTTCTTAAAATAGTCCCTTGCGACTTGCACGGATTCGGGGGTGTAGGCCGATGCGATGTGAAGCCTTGAACGAGTCCAGTCAATGTGCTTGTCAGCCTTTGGTTTGACTTGGTTGGCAATGTCGTAGAACAGGAACTTGGCCTTGGGCAGATACTTGCACCACATAGCCATGGACCCTCCGTGCCAAACCCCTATCTCCACGAAGTTGATGGAGTCGGCTCGCATTTCAGCCAAGTACTTAGCATAGGTGCTTGTGTAGTTGTGGCCGTTGGCCTTGTCGGTTCCTCCCTCCCAGTCAGCACCATTGAGGTCTAACTCGTCGAGGATGGCGATTAATTCTTTGTCTTTCATGGTTAAAATGTGATTACAAACTTTTCGGGACCCGGCCAACCGGGGTTGGTGTCGTGGACCTTGGTGTCGGGTTTCTTGCCTATCCAATGCTCGGCTTGAAATCGGTGGTCCCTTGCAGGCTCACCCAGTTCCTTGATGTGGGACGACTTGGCCCACCAATAGGTTCCGCCAAAGTATGGATAGCCTTCGGGGTTGTTGTGGTCAGCCATGTGAGGGAACTGATCCTTGGTAATCCAATGGCAGCCGACCGCATCGACTCCTTCGAGCAGTTGCAAGCAGCGTTCCCATGCGACGACGTTGAAGAAAGTCATGCTGCGATTCCAAAGTTGGTTGATGAGGGACGGGTCGCTTGCCCCCTTCGTATGGGCGTACAGGTACACGGCTTCTTCCTCTTGGCTCGCCCGGTACATTTCGGTAAGAGTTGCCTGCTCCCAAGCGTTAGTCCGGGTAACCACTATTTTAATCTTCAGGGCAACCATTGACCCTTCCAGCACCTCCTTGACCGCCTTGCGTTGTTCGGGTGGACCGACGATGCCGACACGGATTTCGTCCAAGACATTGATGAGGCCGTAGTTGCAGACCGCCATCATGTGCTGATTCAGGATTAACTGCCAATTCCCTCCGCAGTAGATGTGGTAGTAGTGAACAACTTTCATAAGGTCCAAAGGAGGGTTAGAAGGGTGATGATGAAGAAAACGGCTGCAATCGTCTTGCCGATTTCGATGAGCAGGTCAAGGATGCGTTCGGTGTTCATATTGCGATACCAAGTAACCCACAAAGGAAAAGAGCCACCTTGTAGCCAATAATGCAGGCAATAGCCGTAATGACAGTCGCACCGGTTAGCACCAATGTAAGCGTAAGAAAGAACTCCACGATTCGAGGAATATCGCCTAAATTTATGAGGATTACGTCTTTGATGTGCTTTAGGTTCATGGCTTAGAGGTTTAGTCCTGCAAAGTTAAACCACAACATACTTACCCGAGTTGCTGACCCTTAACTTGTTGAGAGCCACATACCGCATCGCATCGCAGGCGTGGTTGAAGGAGTCAATCGGGACCCCTGTGTTCTTGCCCTCTTTGTCGGTAGCCCAAGTGTAGGATCGCAGTTCCTTGATGAGGTTGGTCGAGTCCTTGGTTACCTGCAACTTGTAGCGTTTCAGGATGTCTATCCCATTCCTGACCGAATCGGGGCCTTTCTCCGCTGGCTTGATGTTAAAGCCAAGTCGGTAGATTTCCTCGATGCTCTTGGGTTCTGCTGAATCGGCCACTATCTCCCAAGCCCTTGTGATGCCCAAGGTCCGCAACTTGTCTGCGATGTCTTGATTCGTAAGGCCCGTGGAGTATAGCAGTTCTTGGATGAGCAGGCAGTCCCCTTGGCGGTAGATAGCGACCAATGCCGTAGGGTCGTTGCTAAAGCCCCAGTCAAGCCCAAGGGCGACGAATTTCGCTCGGCTGACATCTATACCCTCCACGACCTCGAAGTCCTCGTATATCGCACCCTGAAGCGTCCCGACCTGACCGAGGCCGTACACCTTCCACCAGTTCGCCCAGTATGCAGAGGTTTCGGCTTTGGTGCGGTTTAGTTCGATGTCCCGCTTGATGGTATCAGGCAGGGCCTCGTTGTCCTGATAGGTCAGGATGAGCAGTTCGGAATCGTCCTCACGCAAGACCTCGGTATGCGCCCAGAACTCATGCGTCGGGTTGAAGTCGATGTAGATGGCCTCGCTGGTACGGATTGCCAACTGGTAGTAGGACTCAAAGTCAATGTTGTTCGCCTCGTTGATGAATAGCACCTGCCTCCTTGCACCCCGGAGCCTTGCCTCTTGGTCAGCCGAGAAAAACTCGATAGTGCTACGGTTAGCGAACTGGTAGGTCAGCAGGGTCTTGTTCCACCTTGCCGGAACGAAGATGCCCTTGGCAATCATTATCTTGATGAAGTCCCGAATCGCACCCCTCCGAAGGTGAGGCACGGTTTCCCCAACGATGCTGATTTCGGTCTTCTTCGTGCAAGCTTGCTTGATCAGGACGCAAAGGATGCTGAAGGTCTTGGAGGCCGAGGTCCCTCCTTGGATGACCCTCTTGCGATGGGTCAGCGATTCAATCTTCCGCTTGGCGGTGGTGTTTATGACCTTCATCAATCATCTTCAGTCCATTGTTCAATGAACACTTGATTCTCCTGCTTGTCAACCAATGAGTTCAATCGCTGGGT